GAGCGTCCCGCTCGCGGCTGACAAAAAGGCGTTTTTCAGTCCAAAAAGTCCAAAAATGACCCAAAAAAAGAGGATTGCTTTAACCGCGGACGAGCCGTCCGCGTCCCCGGTGAATATTCGCGAGCGGGACGCTCACGCTCCTGGCGGCACCCATCACACATAAAACATCACACATCACCCATAAAACATCACCCATAAAACATCACACATAACACATCACCCATCACACATAAAAACATCACCCATAAAACATAAAACATCACCCATAATGACCGACCAGTTCACAGTAGAGACCATCAGCGCGGTCAGCGCCGCCGTTTTCGCCTACCGTAGCGCCGCCGACAGGGCTTTCCGCGAGGACAGCCGCATAATGCCGTTCCATATAGGCAGCCGCGTGAGATATATGCCGTGGGGCGCGGACGACCAGATGCCCTACGAAGTCCACAGCATCATAGAGGACGACGAGACCATAGCCCGCTGCATGGAGCACAATTTCCGCAACTGCTACGGCGCGGGTCTGCGCTTCAACACCGACCTTGCCGCCCAGGCGGTGAGAATGGAGGTGGCGCGTTTCCGCCGCAGGCAGAACCTCTCTTCATATTTCATGGGCGTGTGCAAGGACATCAAGGAGTTCGGTTTTGCGGTCACGCTGCTGCGCCTCACCCGCGAGGAGAAACCCCGGATTGCCGCCGTGACGCGCCTCGAGGCCATGTACTGCCGGTTCGGATGCAACGCCAAAGGCAAACCCGACGGATGGCTCTATTACGGCAATTTCCGCGACTCGACACCGCCCGAGGCGGACATCCAGCGCTTCAGCATCCTCAGAGAGAACGACCCCATAGGCGACCTTGAGCAGCGTCTCCATCCGCTTGACCCCGCACGCAAACCCGCACAGGAGAGGCAGTTCGTGGTCATCAGCCGTATGCCCACTGCCGACTCCACTTTCTACCCCATACCCGAATACGCCGCCGTCATTCGGGGCAAGTGGTACGACATCAAGAAACTGATAGCCATAGCCAAGTACAGCAAGATGAAGAACGCCGCACCGCTCAAGTACATGGTGGAGTTCTCGCAGGACTTCTGGCAGAAGAAATTCGACGCGGCGGGTGCCACAGGCGAGCAGGAGCAGCAGAAAGTGGTCAACGACTTCAAGAACAAGATCATCGACTATCTGACCGGTGTGGAGAACACCGGCAAGGTGCTTTTCAGCGAATACATGGTTGACCCCGACGGCCACGAGATACACGATGTGAGGATAACCAACCTCGCCACGCAGAAAGAGGGCGGGGACTGGCAGGAGGACATACAGGAGGCACTGAACATGATATGCTTCTCCATGGGCGTGCACAGCAACCTTGTGGGCAGCGTGCCGGGCAAAGGCGTGAACAACAGCGGCAGCGACAAACGCGAACTCTACACCATTGCGCAGTCACTCGAGCAGCCCACACGCGACATACTGCTCTACCCCCTCACCGGACTGTGCGAGTTCAACGGATGGGACAATGTCGTGCCTGAATGCCCCATCATACAACTCACCACACTCGACCAACACAAAGACGCGGAGAAAGTGAATGTCAGTGAGTGAATGTTCAACACGCATCGCACCATCAGGAGCGTGAGCGTCCCGCTCGCGGCTGACACCATACCAGGAGCGTGAGCGTCCCGCTCGCGGCTGACAAAAAGAAGTTTTTTCAGTCCAAAAAGACCAAAAAAGACCCAAAAAAAGACCCCAAAAAAAGAGGATTGCTTTAACCGCGGACGAGCCGTCCGCGCTCCCGGCGAATATCGCGAGCGGGACGCTCACGCTCCCGGCGACACATCACACATAAAACATAAAACATCAAACATCACACATCAAACATCACCCAATGAACATCATCACCACCAATGACCAACTGCGGCGGTATATCCCCAACACCTTCGCCACGGTGGATGGCGAGCCGTCACTGTATGACAAGATAGAGCCGCAGATCCGCGCCGCCGAGACATGGTTCGCGCAGCACCTCACCCCCCTGACCGACCTCTACCGGCAGACCGCCTCAGAAACGGAACAGATATACGCCATACCGGAGGACACGGTGCCTGCCGTCATTGTCTGTGAGGCTTTCCGTAACAGCGTGGACAGTCTGAACCTCGTTCTGACCCCCAACGGTTTCGGCATAGTGAGCAACGACCATGTGGCACCGGCTTCAAAGGAGCGTACCGACAACCTCAAGGAGCAGCTGCGCATACAGCGCGACACAGCCATCAGCCAATGGCTGAACGCAATGGACGCTTACGACTGGACAGCCTGCGGAGGGTGGCTGCGCTTCCACGAGACGCTCCACAACTTCGAGAGCAGCCTGACCGACCCCGTGCGATTCGAGGACTGGGAACAGGAGCAGGGATTCTACCGGCTCGTGGAGGACAACCTCGCCAACAAGTACATCTCGCACCCGCTGATGGAGACTCTGCGCGCACAGGCCAACCCCTCAGACCCCCACCTGCGCTCGCTCAGACGGTCGCTCGCGGTCATTGAGCGTAACATAGTGGCGGGCAAGGACCAGAGGCAGGCGCTGCGCGCCATAGTGGACTATATACGCACTGCCACTCTGGCAGACGGAGTGACACCCGACCCCGTCTTCGACTGCTGGAGAGAAAGCCCCACTGCCATATTGTGGCAGAACCACGAGTTCCAGAACGACCCCAAAAGAGGCGGAGTATGGTTATAGATGTTACAATGCCCAAGGGCTGGGCGGAACTGACAGACAGGCAGCTCAGGTATCTGTATTTTCTGCTGTCGGCGGGTTATAACCGCGAGCAGGTGCAGGCTTACTGTCTCATCCGGTGGGGACACTTGGAGGACAAGGGTTTGCGCGCATCGCAGATAGCGGCTGTGCTGCCCGCTCTCGGATGGCTCACCGACCCGCCCGATGTGCCGGTCAGAAGGGAGACGATGGGCAAAGACAAAGCCCTCTACGACCCTTACTGCACAGGCATGACCTTTGAGACCTACCTCGCCTTGGACAACCTGCAGCAGGGTTTCATCCACACCAGGAACGCCGGCCTGCTCCGGCAGATGGCTGTACTGCTCTACGACACCGACCGGCCGCTCACAGAGGAGGAGTGTGTCAACATCGAATACTGGTACGCGGGTCTGAAGCGTTACCTGGCGCGGCGGTTCAGCCGCCTGTTCAAACCCGCCGAAGGACTGTCATCAGCCGACCTCAAAGCCGACCTGCAGCGCGCCGTCGATATGCAGATACGCGCTCTCACAGGCGGGGACATAACCAAGAACGAGGCGGTGCTCAAAGCAGATATGTATGACGCGCTCACCGAACTTGACGCGAGAGTGGAGGTGAGTTGATCTGTTCATCAGCGCTGCCCCCGACAGGAGCGCGAGCGTCCCGCTCGCGGCTGACAGGCTCTTATCGCGAGCGGGACGCTCACGCTCCCGGCGGCACATCACACATCACACATAAAACATAAAACATAAAACATCACACATAAAAACATCACCCTATGAACACTCCTACCTGGGATGCGGCAGCGTTCTTTGAGGACCTGACCGCCCGAAACAGACTGGCACAAGAGAAAGGTTTCCGTTTCTGCCGCATCAGCGGTCTGGCGGGAATGGAGGATGCCATCGCCGCGATGCAGAACACACCCGCTTTCGTGATGGTGAGTGACGCGCCGGTCGGAACGATGGACATAGAGAACACCCCCCACCTGCGCCGCACGGTGATGGTCGTGCTTGCCATGCGCCACCCGTTGGACGACATGCAGGCGCGATCACAGTGCCTCGAAACGATGCAGGAACTGTTCCGCCAGTACATGTCCGCCCTCATTCCCGAACGCAAACGCCGTGAGGTCAACATGCTCTTCATCGAACCGCGTGTGACACTGCAGGTGTTCAACCGCTACCTCACACCCGGTGTGAGCTGCTATATGTTCGAAGTGGCCACCACCGCTTACGTCGATATGGTCTATAATAATGCGGAGTGGGAATGAACATCAGGACCATCGACATAGTGAAGACGGACCTTTTCACCGACCGTCAGGAACTGGTGGAGAAGTACAACGCCGACCGCGCCGAACATATAGTGCGGCTGCGCGACATGTACACGTGGACGGTGGACAACCCCTCGCTCTCGGAGCGCGCTTTCATCCGCCGTTTCAAGGAGCAGTACCGCCTGTCGGAGACGCGCCTCTACGCCGACCTCAACATAATAAAGACGCTGGTCCCCATGCTCTCGGAGAAGGCAAAGGACTACTACCGGTGGAAAGTGAGCCGGACATTGGAGGAGGTGATAGAGAAGGCGCGGGAAGCGGGCGACCTCAAGACGATGGAACGCGCCGCGTCATCATTGGCAAGAGTGAACCGCGTGGAGGAACCCGACCCCGAAGAACTGCCTTACGAGGAGATAGTGCCTGCCGCCTTCGTGCTGTCAGCCGACCCGCGTGACGCCGGACTGACACCCATGGCGAACAAAGAGGAACGCCTCCGCAAACTCTACCGCGACCTGCGCCTCGCACACCCCGACATAGAGGACATAGACTGCGAGGAAGCCGATGTTAATTGATAATTGACAATTGATAATTGATAATTGCCGCGAGCGGGACGCTCGCGCTCCTGAAGGCTCACACCGCGCACAGACGCTGTCCTATGGCGTGGATGCCGTCAATGATGCGCTGGCGTACGGCGGGCTTGGGACGGCGGAAACCGCAGGCGTACTGAGAGAGCATCTGACGGCTGATACCTGTCACTTCCGCCAGACCGACAAACGAAACATAAGGCTTCACCTGCTGCAGCACGGCGGACGCGTCCAGACGGAACTCAAACTCCGCCTCAATCATCTCCCCCTTGCGGCGGAAATGGTCATCGCGGAAGCCCGCGAACGTGGCAAGAAAATCCTGTTTAGCCTCCTCAATGGTGGCACCCTCGCCGAAAAAACCGAAGGGGAAATCATCCTCCGTATAAACCGAGTAACGTCCGTCCGCACCGGACTCCACATAAGCAATCGAATGTCTCATAATCGTAATATATTAAATAAATTATATTGTTGCACAGGAAGCGGGGGCTTATTTCAGCCCCGCGTCCCGCAAGATGGATTTCAATGTTCCCGTTTTGACTTCCTCACTTCCGTGATTGCTCATTTTGAAGCATTTGCCGCTCAACGGGCTGTACCATTTGGGGTGGGAATTGATTTGTTCCCCGGTGTCGTAACACCCTGCCTTCCGCAGCCGCTTTGCCGGTTCGTTGTACTTCATTGTTCACCTGTCCTTTTCTTTAAGACGATGCAAAGATACAGTTATATTTTGGAATAACAAAATAATTTAACAAAAAAAATAACAAAAAAGTGTTTTTTTCAGTCCGAAATGACCGGAAAAGACCCAAAAAAAAGAGAAAAAAAATGCGGTCATCAATTATCATCAATCTATAGCCGGGACGCTCACGCTCCCGGCAACACCAACACGCAGTGAACAGCATTTACTTCAACCGGGTCCAGCAGCGGGCTATGCTCATAGGGGCTAAAGTGACCGTTATAGTGGCGGGCCGCCGTACAGGCAAGACCTACGGCTGCGCCGCGCCTTTCGTGCTGCGCAACGCACAGCGTATGCCGGGTTCCACCGGCGGCATTGTCGTACCCACCTTCAAGCACGGACTGACCAACACGCTCCCCGGACTGTTCAACGGACTCAAACGCCTCGGATGGCGGGAGAACATCCACTATGTGGTGGGACGCAAACCACCCAAGCAGTTCAAAGAGGCCATCATCGAGCCGCGCGAGTACGAGCATGTGGTCTCGTTCTACAACGGCAGCCGCGCCGTACTCATCTCGCAGGACCGACCGGGAACGGCCAACTCGCTCACACTCGACTGGCTGCTCATCGACGAGGCGAAGTTCATCGACTTCCAGCAGCTCAAAGACGAGGCTTTTCCCGCCAACGGAGGCACCAAACTGTATTTCGGCCGCCACTCGTTCCACCATTCGGTGATGATTCTGTCGGACATGCCGCAGAGCCAGAAAGGCTCATGGTTCCTCCATTACCGCGAGCAGATGGACAAGAACGTGATAGCCGCCATCGAGACCCTGCTCATCGACATCAAAGAGATGAAAGCACAACTGGCTGCCATTCAGGAGCGCGAGCGTAACCAGGAGCGCGAGCGTCCCGCTCGCGCTGACAGCGACACCCTCATAGCACGCATACGCGCCAAAGACCGGATGCTCAACCGCCTGCGGTCGGTTGCCGTCTATTACGCCGAATGGTCAACCATTGAGAACATCGACGTGGTAGGGGAGGAGTACATAAGGCAGATGAAACGCGACCTCACACCCCTCACTTTCCAGACATCCATCCTCTCGCAGCGCATTGGGCAGGACCTCGCAGGCTTCT